CGCCCTCAACCATGTAATAATCATAAAATTTGCTTTGGTCTGACATAATCTCTCCTCATGCCGCACGCTGGGCGCGCAGCTTCTTCAGGTGTTCTGCTGTTTCTATTTCTTCGGCGATCCGCTCGGCCAGTGCTTTGGTCAGCGGTTCAAATTCGTGCTGAAAGCGGCCCATGCTGGCGATGCAGGTGCGACCGTTGCGGATGTAGTGGACTACTTCGTGGGTAGCGCGGAGTATTTTGCAGGGCGCGCCGTGGGGATCGGCGTACCAGGTATTAGGCTGGATTATCCTGAACATTGGCTGAATCCTGTAGAGTAAGGAATACGACCATCGCTGCTCTAAGTGGGTTGGCGTGAACATGCCCATCGCCGGAATAAATCATCTGAACATCGTCGCCAGTGGTCCCATCAACCGCGGTATCATCAGGAACGCAAAGCCACTCGTTGTCCGCATTGATCAGGCTTAGCTTGTGACCAACAATGATCGGCCATGCGTCAGCTACGTTGTTGCACGGGTCGAAGAAGAATTTGTTACCTGATTTATTCTTTGGCTTCTCGAATTCATATCGGCGCTCATCGCTCATGAAAATATCAGGAACGACTTCTTTGCAGCCTAATGCGAATGCCACAAGCTTATTAATATCTTTGTCAGTCAACTTGCTGTAATCCATCACTCCTCCTTCACATACAGCGACCAACCACTGATGGCGTCAACCCATCGCTTCGTTTTTCGCCCAAGGCCATGAGTCCCCAAGCGAAGGACCGCCTCTTTCCCTGCAACATCGACAACTTTGTAGAGGAAGCCGCGTGGCGACTGCCATACCTCGCCAATCTGGAAGCGCTCACCCTTAATGGCTTTTCCCGGCATCACATCCCCCTTTGCTTATTCCTCAACTCTATCTCTTCCTGGCAACTGGCGCAGGTCTGTCAGCCGGGAACGGCAGCGCGCCGCGGCTCGGGAATTTGTTCGTCGCATTCTTCACAACGCTCAGCTGATACGGCGTTACGGTTCACTCGGTGAGCGGAAAGGGCAGCGTTACGCTGAAGCTCTTCAATCTCTGCTGCGGTATCGATGATATCGGCCATGGTCAATGCTCCCGGAACTGTCGGTTAATTCGGTTGAAGGTGAATGCCAGCAATAAAAAAGGCCGCTTTAGCGACCTGGTGATTAGTGCCTTCATGCTGCACCGCCTTCATTCTTCTCGGCTTCGACCGCCATATTTTCAAGCCGTCGAGATAGCTCGGCGGCCAGCGTCTGGAATTCTTCCTCGGTCGCCACCGGAATCGGCACGAAACGAATCCCAATATGTGCGAGGTGGTTGGCGATTTCGAGGCTTTTTCTCAAATCAACGGGTGAGGCTCTGTTCATGCTGAGGCCATCCTTACCGCTATGAATTTCGACATAGCTTTATCGACCAGCTTCGTGTTGTGGTATTTGGAGATCGCCCAAGTGATGGCAAAAAGGATCCAGCGGAAGTGGCTGGTGTAGGTTTTGAATGTCAGCCCGTCGCAGACATCCCAGGCACTCAAACTTTCGGGCCAGTCAGCGTTATAAACTGCCTGATATGCTTCCCAATCATTGCTAAATCCACCCCGGCATAATTCACGGACTACCTCACGAACCTTGGCTTTATCACTGTCTGGAGTATCCTCTTCATAATCCCAGTCTTCGTCTTCCTGCTGGTCTTCTGGTGTATCTTCCAGATACTCGCTCATTGATTCCTTCAGGCTTCGGCAAAAAGCATCATGATCGTACTCTTTCGCCAATAGCTCACACGCTGAATAGCCAGCGCCAGCCTCCAGCTTTTCGGACCAGTAACCGGTGTTAATACCGTCTTGCCACGGACCGAAAAATTCGAACATGTCCGCGATACGGGAGAATGTCCAGGTGCCCATGTCGCCGGTAACAGTCAGATATCCCGGCCAGGTGATAATGTCGAAGTAATAACAGGACGTACCTGGCTGCTTCATGCGCAGGTGGCGGTAGAAACCGTCATCACGGATTATTTCAAGTCGGTGGAAGGCGGTATCAAGCAGAAATCGGGTTGATGTATCGATCTGTCGGCGAATCATTGTTCGGCTCCAAACCGCCCGTTAAGGCGGCCAGTTTTGACGACGAACTCCAGGAGGCTAACTCCCAGAGCTTCAATTTTCTTGTGATGCTTGTTGATGATGGGAGGCACTGTTTCGTTCCAGTTAGGCTTTGGCTTCTTGCGCATGGCCTGCTGGATTTCCTCGGTGCAGCGGCGGCATGCGGTGCGGATGGCGTTTTCATTTGCTGGCGTCATGCGGCCTCCCGGCGGGCGAGAAGTTTCGACTTTCTTTTTCTGCTCTCGGCATGCCTCTTTTTCATTCGCTCAGAGGTGCGGCTTCTGTTCTTTTCTGAGATGTAATTCAATCCCATGCGGTGGGCGTGTTTGTTGTTGTCCGCCATGGAGCACCACTCAAGGTTTTCAACTCTGTTATCTTTTTTGTTGCCGTTGATATGGTTGGCTACAAATCCATCAGGTGGCTCGCCGATAAAAGTTGAAGCGACAATTCGATGAACGAGGTAATAAGTTTTGACACCATTTTTGCATAGGCCTATCGAGCTATACCCATGCGAATGGTCGTACAGCTTCAATTGCTTACCGGTGCGTACCCGGCCAAATCTATCAAGCCTGTCAACTGAACGAATTTCCCCGGATGAGCAAGCTTCGTAAAGACCCTCATAGCCATGAATTGGCTTCCAAATACGCTGATCCGCTGGCGTGTTACTGCCGGTGTAATCGGTCATGATGCACCGCCGGGTTTTGGTTTCCATGTGAATTCCGGCGCGATAATCACATCCATGCAGGTGCCGCGTTCGTTATGCTGCTCGAGCATTTCGAGAATGTCTGAGTCGGTCTGGGTATCTCCGTAGCTCCCTACAATGCAGAGTAATTCGACAGGAGCACCGAGGTTTTGCAGAGCAATCGTCAACTGCTTTGCTAATGCCATTTTCATCGCTTCGTCTGTCATGCCGCCTCCTGCCTTTCCCGATATTCCTCAGCGAGCCGCTGCGCCTTTAATGGATTGCTGACCACTTCACCCCATGGCATTAGCCAGCCGTTACCAATGAAGGGAAGGCTCAGATTACCAACCCTGATGTCGTCGTGAGCGTGAGTCATAGGATGGACTCCATTTCGTCGATGTAGAGGCCCTGAGCAATGAGGCGGCGACGCCGGGCGGCACGTTCAATGCACTCCTGCCGTCGGCCTTCCCGTGACTGCTCTATGGCGCGCCGGGTGAACAGCCGCGATTTACCCTGCGGCGTAACAACCTTCGGCTTCGTAACGAGGTCGAAAGCGCGGTCGCAGATGCCGTCATCGTTGAGCCATTTCTTCGACTCAACGATCTGCGCTATCTGCCCGGAACCGCGGGTGATGCCGTTGGCGACCCGGTTGAACTCGATGAGCGTTACGCCAAACTTCTCTGCGATTTCGCTGCCAGTTACCGGACGGCCCCGCGTCTGAATCATCCAGATAACGCGCTCACGGAGGCCTGAGAATTGTCCGGTTCGACCGGGTCTGCGGTAGAAGGGTGTGCGTTTCATTTCCACTGTTCCCCGAACCTGAAGCCAATCTCCGCCAGCGCCTCGTCCATTTTCTCGATGAACTCAGGCACCATTTCGTTGAAGTCGGACATGTACTGCGGATCACGCTCAACGACGACGTGGTGAATGCCTTCGCGTTTCATGCGCGGATCGTAGTTGGCAAAGAACCAGGCTTCTTTCCCGGTCACCCACATGCTGTACTGCACCTGGGCCATGTACGCGGACTTGATTGCTTCGAAACCGCCAAGGCGGAATTTCATGAAGTCGCGAGAGGTGAAAGGGCATTTAAGCTCAAGGCCAAACCCGTTACTGCACAGGCCGTCAGGGGAGCACGCAGTGCGCATGCTCTCGTCACGGAACAGGATCGGAGACTCCGTGACTTTCACATCCGTGGTGAACTCGAAGAGGGTGCGGGCGTCTTCCTCGTACTGCTTGCCCCAGGCCAGCGCCTTGGCGTTAACCTCTGGCGCCACGCCTGTGCATACCTCGGCGAGCAGCGTGTGGAAGTAGGACATTTTCATATCTGTCCACTTCTTCCCCGATCTTGGCTTGGAAATGACGTTGTGCACTTCAGAGGCGGTGATAACGCCGAGGCGCAGCCGGTGCCACGCCTCATCGCCCTGCTGGATAGTGGTTACGTCAACACCGGTACGGGCAAGGATAATTTCTGGTGTCATGCTGCCGCCTTCTTCTTGAGGAAGCCTAGGGCCTTAACTGCCTCGGCTTGGGTAAGCTCGGATGAATCGCGAATATCACGACGGAAAATTTGCGAACAGACTGGGAGCAGGTTTTCTTCCCATGTCTTATCCATTGCGATAAGGACGTCGTTAATCTCATTGATAATTTCGTCCCCTGCTGGGGTTACATCGCGTTCTGGCTGGCGTTCTGCTGAGAAGTTGATACCTTCCTCACCCTCGGTATTAACATGGTCGATGGCGGCATCCAGGCGCTCACGTCGAGGCCAGTATTTTGCTGCCTGCTTCACAACCGTCTTGAGGATCATCTGCTCTTCATCGGTGACCCATGGACACTTCTTGCTGTTGTCAGATTTGTACTTCTTCCATGCTTCAGACCGGTCACGGATGGAGTAGATGGCATCAATGCGCATCGTATGGGTGAGATAATCACCATCGTCAGTTTTTACCGTTACATACGCCCCTACGATGTCCCCGCGCTGCTCTTCGGTATCGAAGTCGTTGTAGATGTGGATCGGCGGCTTATCGAGCCCTTCGCGCCGGAACTGGTCGTTTCTGCGAACAATTGCCGACTGACACCATTTAATGGCGCCAGACTGCTGCGCAATGTGCATCAGGCCCATGTAACTGATGTCGAGGCAAATAGCTCCTTTACGCGGTACCAAGTAAGCCAGCTTCTGAGCCGGGTTTAGCGAAATGCCGATGGCCGCAACGTTGATGATTGCGTTCTGCGTGCTGGTCTGGTTTTGGAATGCGACTTTCGCGAGGTAGTCGTTGTTCTGAAATAGCTGGATGGCGAACTGACTTTCCTTCGCCCAAACCATCCGCTCGTCAGTGGCCGCCTTAATGAAAAGCGGCTCCTGTTGTTTGACGAAATCAACAAGGGTTAAGCTCATAATCCCTCCTTAGAACGGGCAGCCGGTACGGTGTTCCCAGTCGTATTCCGCTTGGGCGTAAGCAACTGCCGAAATGAAATCGTTGTAGGCCTCGCCAGCTTTATCGCTGCGAAGTCCTTCGTATGGGCTGGAGTCAATCGGGATCGTGAAGTGGAAGAGGCCGGACGGATCTTTTGGCATCACGTCGATGATTTGCTGCGCCCGGTCGTCGATCCACTTCTCTTTCTCGTCGGAGAGCTGCTGCTCAACCCAGCGCCGATCTTCGATTCGGTCGTAAGTGAGGTATGCGTTCATGGTTGCCTCAGTAATGAATTTTCGCGCAGGGGATCAGGTCATCTTTCAGAGCGGTAAGCACTTCGATAGCCTGTTCGCGAGTTAAGCTGGTATGGCTGGTGAGCGAGTTAACGATGTTGGTGCCGACTGTCTTGCGGTGCTTTACGTCAGCTTCGCGCTTTGCCTGTTCGTCGGCGATGCGTTTCTCTTCGGCCAGGCGTTTCTCTTCTGCCTGCCTTGCCTTCAGGCGCTCAGCTTCAACCGCCGCGGCTTTTTCGCGTTCCGCCCGGGCTTCTGCTTCCTGTTTCTCGCGTGCCGCACGCTGCTCTGCTTCAATGCGCTGGCGTTCCGCCAGTTCAGCGCGGGATTTCTCTTCTGCTTCACGGCGCGCTGCGGCTTCAATCTCCTCTTTGTGCTTCGCTTCGGCATCGCGGCGGGCTTGTTCTGCTGCTTCGCGCTTAATGCGCTCTTCGTGCTCACGCCGAGCCTGTTCCGCCAGGCGGCGCTGCTCTTCGCGGTCACGGTCGAAATCCTTGTTCATCAGCAGAGCCATTTCGTGGTCTGCTTCGAACTTGGCCGCCAACTCCTGATCGAACTTGATGTTCATTTCCAGCGCTTCGGCGTGCAGCGCGTTCATGGCTTCTTCAGCCTTAATGCGTTCCTGCTCGGCTTCCCATTCGGTGAGTGGGCGGCGGGTTGCGTCGCGAAGCTCGTCACATGCATCAACGAAACGCTTAATTTCGGCCTCAGCAGGTCGCACAGCCTCTTTCAGGCGCTTCAGGTACTCTCGGCCCGGCTTTTCAATTGCCGTCTTACTGCGTGATACCTGCGCTGCCAGAGAGGCGACACGGTCACGTCCTTTCTTCGTGGACAGGTCCGGCACTTCGTTTACTGCCTGGCGGATTTGCTCGAGATAAGCATCAAGGCCGCCCGCTACGTAAAGCACCGGCGCCTGTTCCGGCTTGATTTCGATGACAGTTAAGTCCGTTACTTCGCTCATGGTTTCTCCTGAAATTTGGATGTGCTGATGCCGCCTGCATTGAGCCAGGCCGATCGGTTGAATAGGGGGTTAGGCTGTTTTTCTATGCCACGGATAACCGATGGCAACCTTCATTTCGTCGTAGGCTGCCATCCACATAGCTCCATCACCGATAAACAGGGCAATGGCAGCTTTGCTCTGCGCGGCGCGCAGCAGGTGATGATTGATCATGCCTTCACCTCAACCTGCTTCAGGAGGCCAGCGATATTCATCTGCCAGCGGTTCAGCACCAGTTTTTCACGCGGTGCCGATACCGACGTCAGCTGCCCCTCGTTATCGTTAAGCTTTTTGGCGGTGTACTGCTTGCCGTTGTGGGTGACTGTCATGATGCCTCCAAGCCAATGGCATCAGAGATAATCTGGAGCTTCTCAACTGAAACGCCTTTTCCGTTTCCTACTGGCTTTTCCATCCAGTCGAGCGACACTAGTCGGCCGTCGGCGATAACACCGATATTGAAATCATCACAACCTGCTACTTCAAATCCGTGAGAAATTGCCACTTCCCGCTTATCAAATCTTTCCAAATCTGAGGAATAACCAATGCCGTAACCGTGGTCGTTTGACCAGGCGTGTTGCTGGATAACGATAAATTTTTGCATAATCACTCCGCCCGTAAGCTGGGCTGCTGAACGTTAAACAAGACTTCTGCGCTAATGGGCGGTGGATGTCCGCCGGTTGTCATAAATGGGCAGACTCGAAAATCTGCCTATGTATGGCCGATAAAAAACCCGCCGGAGCGGGTCATTCGCACTTTGCATGTCTGACTGGTTTTAATTTCCACTCAATGGCCTTAAGTTCAATTTCCTTCCTGATTTCCTGATGCGTTTTTACGGAGCCATCCGGGTTTTTATTGAATGGATTTAGCGTTTGATAAAACTTTTCCCGTCTTTTGCATGCTTTACCGCATACATCACACTTTCCGGATTTCTCAGCAAAAGTTGAGACCTCATCGAATCGCGTTGTTGTAATTCCACCCCATCCCATCGCCTTACCCTCTGTCGTTACCCGCTGATGCGGTTATGTCTCATCGACGCATGGAAGTGCTTTCCAGTCGATATCGTTTTTTGCCGAATCCCACAGGCCTCTCTTTTTGTATTTTTCTGAGCATGGAATGCAGATGTTGTAAGGCCTGCCAACCATGTTTACAGATATTCTCTGCATCTCTTCAGATGCCAGAAAGTACCCACAGAATTGACACTTGTGCATACGTACTCTCCACTTAGTTACCCGCTGATGCGGGAGAAATGCTTTGGCGCTGGCTCCCAACAATGAAGCAGGGAAGGCCGTCGTCGCCTTGGTGAGCCATTACCTCACCAACTAGCTGATAACCGTCTGCCAGCCCAAAGCACTCACCAAAAACCCCGACATCGCCGGGGTTTCCGAAAGCATTTGTGGTACCGATTATTTGTGAGCGATATAGCTTTGCCGTCGCATAGAAGCTCCTTTGTTGCGTGGGTTGATTCAGCACAGCCCACTCAGCTTCGAATGGACTGGAATAAATCTGTTTGCGCTTCGCACCTCTCATCCCGCCAGTGTTGCCCGTTCCCACGCCTTTATCGCTCTCGCGAGGGGGTAGCCTTCTCACCGACCGGTTCGCCACCGGTGATACGCCGCATTTTGTGCGTTGGGGTCTAAACAGGATTACCGAGTGCTGTTCCGACTTTGCATGTTGTTAAAAAGCAGGCGACTTACTGTCCGCCGCTGGCTAACTTCGCTCAGCTGTCGATGTTTCGTTTCGATGGGGTAAATTTAGCGTGATGCTAAATTATGCGCAATAGCAAAATGCTAAATTGTTGGTGGGTTTTATTTAGCGTATTGATTAATAAGCGATTAAAAATTTACAGCGCAGGGATTCTGGACGTAAAAAAGCCCGCACGATGGCGGGCTTGAGGGGGTTTGCGTGAGGTTATGGGATGTTTAGTATTTTGGCATCAACCACAACGCCGATAATTTTGCAGTTCCCATTAACCTCTAGCATTGGATATGCGGGGTTAAGTGGCTTAAGGAAGCGTCTGCCGGCATCGATTACAAGCTTCTTAAAGGTCGCTTCGTTATCGCCTTCTAGCTTCGCTACAACCAGCTTTCCGTTGCGCGGCTCGACTTCAGGGTCAACAAGTATCGCTGCTCCCTCTGGTATGCTCAGGCCGGCCGGGGAGGTCATAGAATCCCCTTTAACGTCCAGCCAGAATGAATCTTCTGAGCAGTGAACAGTCGTGTCATACCAGCGATCTATCGCTCTTCGGTGATAAGGTTCTACAGCTTCCATCCATTGCCCCGCGCTTACCCAGCTGATTACAGGATAACTTCCTTTTGTCTCGTTCAGTCCTCGAAATGCAACGTTCGAAGGTTCTTCACTGGCGTGTAAAACATCCATCCAGCCAAAAGGCAGATCAAGCGCAGTTTCAATTTTGCGAGCCATCTTATCGCCGATATTGCGATGAGGGTTTGGTCCCAGTAGCTGGCTAAGCGCAGCAGGACTTGTCTCGATGAGCTCGGCGAACTGCGCCTTAGTCATTCCAGACTCGTGCTGGCGCTTCTCATACAGCGCTTCCAGGTTGGCTTTTCTGATTTCTTTATTTTCCATCCCTGCATTGTTACTGCTTTTAGCAAAATGATAAATGTGCAAATTGCTAAATGATGCTTGCGTAGTATTTAGCATAACGCTAAACTCCAAATCAAACGACTCACCCGGAGACATCAATGAGCACTGAACTACACCGCTGGCGCAAGGCCGCCACTACCGACGAATGGGCGCAGCTCGCAAAGTTGGCTAACACGACGCCAGGTTACCTGGACCAGATCGCCTACGGAAATCGCCGGGCATCTCCAGAAATGGCATCTGCTATCGAGAAAGGCACGAAGAATTTTCACCGCCAGGCTCCGGTCCTCAAAGAAAGCCTGGTATTCGCATCGCCGCGTGATACTGCGGCCTAACCACGAAAGGGAAAGCAATGCATTCACTTGCGTATCAACAAGGTAACAAATTTTCGCCAACGGCGATGATTTACCAGAATCGCCGGGAACCTGATTCCACGGCGTTAAACATCGATGGGATCCGCGCAGCTGTTCGCGCTTGGGCAGCAGACTGCCGCAGCCGTGAATTTGTCGCAGCGCTGATTGTTGAAGAGTGGCGGGCTACCGGCGGCACCGGTCTGGATATCCCTACTGACTCGCACCGCCAGATGCAGAAGGTATTCCGCTGGATCGACGGCGACACCGAATACGCCGCCAACAACGTTCGCCAGCTGGCTCAGGCAATCATGGCCGTCCTGCCGCTGGAGTACCGCAACCGCCTGGCGCCGCAGAACGACACGATGTCGCTGATCGCCTCTGCGATGAAAGAGTGTGCCGAAGCTAAACAGGCTGTGCTGCTGGACGCTCCAGAGCATCAGAAGCTGAAAGAGGTAAGCGAGGGAATAGCATCAATGTTCCGACTCATGCCGGAGCACGCAGGGCCGCTGATGGCTATGGTCACGTCGATGCTGGGGGTTATGTGAGGGTCACCAGAAAAGAAAAAGCCCTTGAAGCGGTAACTTCAAAGGCCTTCCAAACACTGTGTTACGCCAAGTAACGGGAGTAAGTATGTCAAAAACTCGCAAAAAGTACCAGGAAAAAGAGGAACGTCGCCATCCAGATTCACCAGATGGCCTGGTTGTCGCTGCCTCAAAAAACCGGGCGTTCGCGGAGCGCTTCGTTGGCATGGCAAGACTGGCACTGATTCAGGCAGGGGTGAAGCATGGGCGTCGTTAAGCATTTAGCAGACTACAGGCCGTCAGAATCGGTCGTGGAGCGTCAGGTGGCAGATCTTGATGATGGGTACACCCGCATCGCCAATGAGCTGCTGGAAGCTGTTATGGCTGCCGATTTGACGGCTCGTCAGCTGAAGGTTGTTCTGGCGGTTATTCGCAAAACTTACGGGTTTGGCAAGAAGTTTGACCGCATCACAAATACCCAGATCGCAATGATGACCGGCATTCATCATACGCACGTTTGCAAGGCAAAAAACGAGATGATCGCAATGAACATCATCGTTACAAATGGGCTAAATATTGGTGTTAACAAGGTCATTTCTGAGTGGAATTTTGAGGTTAGCCAAGTTAGCGAAACATTAGCCGATTCAGCTAATAAAACATTAGCTAACTTAGCTAATGGGTATAAGCCAACTCAGCTAAACACAAAAGAAACTATTCAAAAGAAAGAAAAGAAAGACAAAACACAGTCATCTGGAGATGACCGCGAGCCGCGTAAACCCGCAAAGCGAAAAGCTACAAACATTAACTACGGCGAATATCTGGAAGCCTACAACGAAATCGTGGGCGATCGCCTTCCTCACGCTGTAGAGGCCAATGCAGAGCGTAAACGTAAAATTCAGACGTTGGTTAACTCCCTGGCGACAAAAAACATTGACGGCTTCCGGGCTTACGTCAAAGCGTTTATGGCAGCTGCAAGACCTTTTCATTTCGGTGACAACGACCGTGACTGGGTGGCCAATTTTGATTACCTGTTGCGTCCGAAAGTTCTGGTTGCAATTCGCGAGGGAACGCTATGAGACAGGATATCGAAGCAAGCGTGATTGGTGGTCTGTTGTTAGGAGGACTTACCCCGGCGGCAAGCGACGTCCTCGCACGGGTGGACGCTGAGGCATTCACGATCCCTGTATACCGTAAAGCATTTGAGGTTATTCGTAAGCAGGCGCGCAACCGTAACCTGATTGATGCCCTGATGGTAGCGGAAGAGTGCGGCGATGAGCACGCTACTGCCGTGATGATGACAGCAAGATCCTGTCCGAGTGCGGCAAACCTGTCTGGTTACGCCGACATGCTCAGCGATCAGTACCAGCGCCGCCAGTTCATCAGCGTTATGGACGAGCTTCGCGGCCCTGTGAGCAGTGGAACGCTGGATGGTGCATCTCACGCTATGGATGAATTAATGCGCCGCCTGAGCGCCATCAGGAAGCCCAAAAGTGAAGTAATGCCTGTACGTCTCGGTGATGTGTTGGACGACTACAACGAGACGCTTGAGAAGCGTCTCAAAAACGGCGATGAGTCAGATACGCTCAAGACCGGGATCGAAGAGTTGGACAAAATCACCGGCGGAATGAACTCGGAAGACCTGGTAATTATCGCTGCACGGCCTGGCATGGGTAAGACTGAGCTGGCTTTGAAGATTGCTGAAGGCGTGGCAAGTCGAAAGATGCCAGGGACTGAAAGCCTACGCGGGGTGCTTATTTTCAGTATGGAAATGAGCAATCTTCAGATTGCCGAGAGAAGTATTGCTGGCAGGGAAAACATGTCTGTCAGTGTCCTGCGTAACCCTGCAAATATGGATGACGAGGGCTGGGCAAGGGTATTTAACGCCATTTGCCACCTGAAGGACCTTGACCTGTGGATGGTTGATGCGTCGAAGCTTACCGTTGAGGAGATACGCAGCATTGCCGAACGACACAAGCAGGAAAATCCCGCGCTTTCTCTGGTCATGGTCGACTACCTCGGCCTGATTGAGAAACCAAAGGCAGACCGTAACGACCTTGCCATAGCGCATATATCAGGGAGCCTGAAGGCAATGGCTAAGGATCTGAAGACTCCGGTGATCTCACTAAGCCAGCTTTCGAGAAAGGTCGAAGACAGACCAAACAAGAGGCCCAACAACTCAGACCTGCGTGACTCAGGAAGCATCGAGCAGGATGCGGACTGCATCATCATGCTCTACAGGGAAGCGGTTTACGACGAACACAGCCCCGCGGCTAAATTGGCTGAAATCATCGTTACTAAGAACCGTTTCGGCTCTCTCGGAACTGTATACCAACGGTTCGTTAATGGTCACTTCATGCCATGTGATCAGGATGAGGCGCGAATGATATCTACCAGCAAACCAACTCAAGGCAAGAGATACGCGAAAGGGGCAAACGTATGACCATAACAATCCGTGGGCAGATTCTTGCAGCCCTGCGTAATAACCCGGGCCTGAACAGTGCTCGTATTGCCAGCATGATCGGCATGACCACCAAAAAGATTTCCGGCCCGCTAAGCACGTTGTTTGCAGACGGCCTGATCGAGTTCGAAGGCAAGCACGGCCAGCGGCTTTATCGGCTGACAAGCTACGGCATGAAATACGCACCGGAAACCATACCTGCCATGCCGAAGGGTAATTCGAAGCTGGTGCAGCGCACAGAGACAAACGTGATCTGCCAGGAGTGCCGCAACAGTCCGGCGATGAGAAGGGTATTGATGGTTTGGGGGAGGGTAGGGGTATGAGTATTAAAAATTTGGTCGAAATGATAAAGCACAACGGTCTCCTGACTTCAATGGCTCAGCTTGAGAAGCTGTACAGGATTGCTATTGAGAACGAAGAAAAGCTCGCAGAATCTGAAGCCAGATGCACGGCGCTGGCTGCGGAGTTGAGTTCAGTCGAAGCAATCCACAACGAGGCAGTGTTCATCACAGACGATCGCTATGAGCAGTGCCCTCCGGAAGTGCAGAAGATAATTAGGTCACTGGCCGTGATGCAGATTCCTGCGTACCAGGCTTTCCTGGCTGAAGTGCGGGCGCAGGGTGTGGAGATGGCAGCCAAAAGCGAACAGTTTTCCACATGGGTTCAGCAGGGGCTGCGTAGCTTCGCCATCGGCGTTCGCCAAGGGGATGAGCAATGAGCGACATCGACAAACAGGCTCTGCGTAAGCGCTACTCCGCAAAACCGACACCAAAATGCGATATCTGCGGCGCCAAAATGACAATACAGCGGATGTCTGGCAGTCGCGTAACTTACGGCTGCTCAGGTGCGATTTACGATGAAACCGGATGCCACTATGCCGAAGGCCGCAGCCTGGCTGATGAACATTACGAGCAATCCCGCGTGACAGTCACCGATGAAAGTGACCCTGATGTGCTGGCGCTGCTGGATGAGCTGGAAGCCAAAGACGCGAAAATAGCCAACCTTACCGCCGAACGCGATGCTCTTCGTGAAGGCGCGATGGGAGAAGCGAAGCACAGTAATACGCGTGCCGCTGCCGATATCTATTTCCAGTTGGTTGAAGAGTGTGAAATCCATCCTGGCGGTTCACTGGTTGAATATGTAAGCGATCTGCGTGAACGCGCCGCCGCAGCCTGTAAAGGAGAGTGAGCATGGAAAAACCACTGAATAAGCGAGAGCGCGAGTTTTTAAAGCCAGCCATAGTTCACCGCTGGGAAATTGAAATATCGCCATACCGAAAAACTGCGCTCTGGGATGGTGACTCTCTCTTTCCTGTCAAAGTGGGAGCAATGGCTGAAGACCTGATAAAGCGCGGATTTCTGGAGCGTGTTTCTATGGGATTTGGTCGAGACATTATCAGGGCAACCAAAAAGGCAGAAAGCCTACATTGTTACCGCTGCCATTACGGAAAATTGATTAACGAAAATGGTCAGCAGGGCGAGGACTGCCCGCATTGCGATGGCGGTGTAATTGTGAAGAGGACTAACCCATGAGCGAACTAACCAAAGAATGGCTCCTCAAGACCATCGCGGAGCTTGAAGAAGAGCGCGATGCGACGCCCGGCGCAGTAAACGAAGATGCTGCGATGTCTCTGGCGGCGATGAAGATTGCGCTGGCATCGCTCGAAGCGGAGCAGGTGTCAATCAACGACGATATGGCATATGCATTTCATCATGCGCTGTCAGATTCATCACTAGGGGCTGAAGAAGTCGAAGAAATTAAGGCTGGGTTGCGTGCTGCATTCGCTAATGTCACCGCTCCGCCAGCGCCGGTATCTGACTCGCTTCTGTCTGAGCTTTTAGCGATAGCGAAGAAGGCGGCTGATGCAGCAGACGAATGCGCACATGCGGAGTGGAGCGATGACTCCATGGAGCATTCAACTGCAATAGCTGATTGGGAACGCCGCGCCGCCATGCTTCAGGGTGCCGAACCTGTAACGACGGCTTACAAGTTGCCAGCGATTGGTTGGCTACGTGCTGACTATCAGAATGATAATCGTGGTCTGCGAGGTAATGCTCCACTGTTCGTGTTGGGTAAAAAAGACCCTTCAACGGTGTGGGGGCTGGATTACATCCCGCTTATCAGCAACTCTCCGGTGATTACGGATGGCTGGGTGATGGTGCCACTTGAGCCGACAGAAGACATGATCGTCAATGGCTTTGAATCAGAGCCTGATGAGAGCTTCAGCGACGAGAAGGAGTGGGAAGCATACGATGCCATGAGCGGGTGCCAGCAGGCGGCGCATCGGGCGAAACTCTGCTGGGCTGCGATGATTAAAGCCGCGCCGAAGTTAGAGTGATTCTTGATAATCATTTTTCAAAAGTGATGTTATAATTAAGTCGCAGTCGGTCTGAACAGCCGGTTGCGACTTCTGCGCATTTAAGGGGACTTAAATGCGACCACAATCTGAACTCCTCACCTTGTCACAGATGCTTACCGGCACCTGCGATTTTCTGCATTCTGCGTTACCTCTTGGAGGTGGCGTATGAAGCAGCACTACTGCATCGTTAACGACACCGTTAAACACAACCTCATTGAATACATCCGCACCCTGCCAGTAAACCCTCGCGCGCCGATGGTGGTCGAGGCCCGGGAAGAAACCCGCACAGACAAACAAAATCGTCTGATGTGGCCGTTGCTGAAAGACCTGTCTGACCAGGTGGTTTGGCACGGCGAAAAGCTGACCCGCGAAGAGTGGAAGGACCTCATCACCGTTCTGGTGAATCAGACTCAGGACCAGGAACAGAAATCCGCGCCGGGAATCAACGGCGGCCGCGTTTATTTCGGGGTCCGAACATCCAAATCCAGCAAGCGCTACATGGTCGACGTTATCGAGGCGATTTACTGGTTCGGTACCGACCGCGGCGTAAAGTTCTCCGAAGCATCCAGCAAGCGCATCGCCTGGGCACAAGAATGGAGGGCTTCACGTGGGTAGCCCTCTCGCACGCGTCATCACAAACGAAATCTTCCGCGTTCCGGCGCGCCGCAAGCGTAAGCCAGTGGTTAAGCCGTCCGATATCCCAACACTGAAGGGCTACACCGCCCGCCTGGTGGATCAGAAATGGCTGCGTCTCGCGGCGAGGAGGGCGCATGGCTAATTTGTGCAAAGCGGCACGCGGCCGCGAATGTCAGGTGCGGATCCCGGGTGTCTGCAATGGCAATCCTGAAACCTCAGTGCTGGCGCATATCCGTATTGCTGGCCTCTGCGGTACCGGAATCAAGCCGCCTGACTTGATTGCCACCATCGCATGCAGCAGTTGCCACGACGAGATTGATCGCCGCACCCGCCTGGTAGATGCCGAATATGCAAAGGAGTGCGCGCTGGAAGGCATGGCCCGCACCCAGGTCATGTGGCTTAAAGAGGGGCTCGTAAAAGCATGAATGAATACCGAATCAGCCTACCGTGGCCGCCGAGTAACAACCGCTACTACCGACATAACCGCGGGCGCACGCACATCAGCGCAGAAGGGCAGGCGTACCGCGACAGTGTCGCCAGAATCATCAAAGACTCAATGCTGGATATCGGCCTGGCTACACCCGTGAAAATCCGTATTGAGTGCCACATGCCGGATCGCCGCCGCCGGGACCTGGATAACCTGCAAAAGGCCGCGTTCGACGCCCTGACGAAATCCGGCTTCTGGCTCGATGACCAGCAAGTTGATTACTACAGCGTGAAGAGAATGCCGATCGTAAAAGGCGGAAAGCTCGAACTGACCATCACCGAACTGGAGGCCGAATGAACCACACAGACTTCCTGCGGTACCAAGCAGAAAGCGTTAAGCGCGCCAGTCTGCCGCCAGTAGCAAAGCACAGCCAGACCAAAACCAATCAGCCACAGAAGGAAGCCGCATAATGAACCTCGAATCAATCGCTAAATACTTTGCGCCTAAATCACCGATGTTCAGTGACTCTCCCCGGGCAACCGCATCGGACAGCCTGACCGGAACTGACGTTATGGCTGCTCTTGGTCTTGCTGGCCATAAGTGCGGCTTTGGTTTCGATCTTTACCTGTCGAAAATCGGCATTAGCAGCCCAGATATAGCACTGGAGAGACTCTATGAGCAGGCACGTAAATTATCAGGTAAATTCAGAGCACTGTCTGAGCTCGATGAATCAGCTCGGTCAGGCGTGCTTAAGGTTCTCTGCGCTTTTGCATACCAGGATTATTCAAGAAGTGCTGCCAGCACTCGAAAATGTGATTGCTGTGATGGTGGCGGATTTACAGAGGCGCAAGTGTTTACCAACAAGGTCTCATACCCATGGGGGAAACCACCGTACTGGTCGAAAATGTCGCGGGCCGTTCGCCCAAGTGACTGGGAAAGTTGGACGCAGGCGCGTGAGGTGGTGCGAGTTAAATGCAAGCCGTGTAACGGAAAAGGCGTTATCAGCAATTCGTGTCGCTGCCATGGCAAGGGTAAGGTGCTGGACAAGGCAGAAAGCGATCGGCAGGGAGTTCCCGTGATGAAGCCCTGTGACCGCTGCGGAGGTAGGGGTTACGCCAGACTGAAGTTCTCAACGGTAATTGAGGGTATTAACACTGTAGCAGAGATAAAGAAAACGGCGGCCTATGACCAAATTCAGCCGCTATTTGAGGAGCTGGTCGCCGAATGCCATAAACAGGAGTCTATGGCTGATTCCATTCTCTCAAAAGTAACGAGATGAAAATAATTTTCCCTAATGTTGAAAATATATAGTAAATAGGTATTGCATTTCGCGGAAAAACTGGATAGATTCATCTCTAACGCTGGGAATCCGTTCAGTCGTTACGAAGCCAAAAAAATTCAAGCCCGAGGTTAACGCCTTGGGCTTTTTCGTTTCAGGGTCAGAAGCACAGCGGTTGTGCGTTCGGCTGTTAACCGAATGGTCGAAGGTTCGAATCCTTCCTGTCCCTCCAATTCTGCATCTGTCGTAGTTTGGCAATTACGTCTGGCTTCCAACCAGAAGATGCGGGTTCGATCCCCGCCAGATGCTCCAAATTCGCCGGTCTAGTTCAGTGGCAGAACGGCAGCCTTGTAAGCTGCGCGTCAGAGGTTCGATTCCTTTGCCCGGCACCAGAACCCACTACCTGGGACCCTTCGGCCAGAGAGCCGACATTGCCTTACCCTCACATTGCCAGCCTGTCGCTGGCTTTTTTATTTTCAGGCTCCGGGAACCATCATCGACACGCCTACTTGTTAAATCGCCCCGAGGGCCTGAACCAACTACACACGGAATAAATATGTCTGAGACCTTCACTATCGTAGGCGTTGGTCTTACATCGTCATCAGTCGGTGTAACCTTTGCCACGCTGTTTCCGGAGG